CCTAATCCCAATGCTCTACCTCTTTCTGCTGAACGAACTGAATTCTCAAATCCTTTCATATTTTTAGCTCTCTGAATGAATTCTTCTAATACACCATCTAAAAAGATTGTTGATGTATAAACTAAATCAGTATCTTTCCATTCATCGTACTTTGCTAAGTTCAAAGATGATAAACAACAAACGAATGAATGCTGCTCATCGGTATGTAGAACGATTTCTGAACATATGTTAGTCATATGAACTTTCAATCCATTCTTTTTGTACATTTCAGGGTTTTGCTTATTTACATTACCTTTGTACATAATATATGGTTCACCCGTTGCTTTACGTTTTTGAAGTAACTTACCCCATTTACGTCTAGCTTCCGAATCGCCTTCTTCTAATTTCTTCATAAACTTATCACTAACAACCACACATTGATGTAGGTTTAATGATTGTCTATTCACATCGCCTTTTGGTTCTCTAATTTCCAAAAAGTCATCAAAATCTTTATGTTCAATTTTAATGTTCACCGATGCTGCCCCTCTTCTAACTGCTCCTTGATTTGTAGCAAGAATAGTTGAATCATAGATTTTAGCGAATGGTACAATACCATCCGATGTTCCATTGCCAGTAATTTTAGAACCAGCTGGTCTAATCATATTAATACCAATACCAACACCACCTCCGTGCTTTGCTAATAGCATCAATTCTAAATTCTTAGAACCAATCTCATAAATACTATCACCCACATCAATACCGAAGCATGAAATGGGTAATCCTCTATCAGTACCTGTGTTTGCTAATACCGGCGTTGCTAAACACAACCACCCTTTCCAAATGTAATCAAAGAATTTTGTTGCCAATTGTGGTTTCTCCAATCGTTTAGCAACCGCCGTAGCAACTCTCCAATATGCATCTTTTGGTTTTTCTCCGGCCTGTAAATATGTTTTGGATATAGTCTTTACATATATCTCATTGTTTCCCCAAGAAGGAAAATCAACATCTACTTCCCATCCGTATTCTTCTCCGTAATTTTTCATAACTTATAATTTAAAATATATCATCCCAATTTTCACCTTCTCCTGCCTTCGAATAATCCGTAGGTCGTAATGCAAAGAAGTCGGTATGTGTTACACCTCCTGTAAGATGATAGAACCAATCCAATTCGGATGCTTTCTTTTCATCAAATTCAAAAAAGTCATCTCCACCAGCCATTGGATTGTATCCCAATTCAGCTAATTTTTCATTAACTCTCTTTGTAATAAATTCTTTCAAATCAGCTGCTTTAAGATTTTCTAAATCTCCCATTTCAAATATCTTATCAATGAATTTATGTTCTAAATCGATAATGATTTTAGCTGCTTTGTAGATATCTTTTTTAGCTTCCTCCAATAATTCGGGAAACTCTTCACACATATGTCTGAATAATTGGCAACCCATTTTAGAATGTAGTGATTCATCTCTTACACTCCACTTCATTTGTTGTCCAATTCCTTTTAATAAGTTTCTCATTTGGAAACTATATAGAACTGCGAATGAAGAGTATAGTGCTACACCTTCTGCAAATGCCGAAAAGATAGCGAGTGAACGAGCAACCTCAATTCTAGCTTTTGGATTTGTATCCAAATCTTTTGGAGTCCAATCAGCCGTTGTGTTTGTTAATAATTCAAATCTCTCCTTCATTGCTTCATCGTGTAAGAATCCTTCAAAGTCATCTAACCCCAATGTTTCATTTAAGTAAGAGTATGCTATGGAATGAATTGTTTCTTGAGAACCAAACGCCATAGCCATTTGTCTAATCTCATGCTTTGGAAACCATTTAGTAACCATACCGGTCCAATAATCTGAAACGGCGCATTCGGTTTGAGCAAATCCTAATAAGATGTTACCTACTAAATGTTTTTCAGATTCGGAAAGGTTTTCATTCCAATCTTTCACATCCATCTGCATTGGAATTTCAGTATGTAACCAAAATGCTTGCATTTGCTTCAACCATCCTTCCGTATAGTATTCTGGGTATTCAAACGGCTTAAATGGTATCCTTTCCGTAAATAATTTGCTCATCTTATATTTTTGTTTTGTTAGAGTTGTAGGTATAACTATATTCTCAAAATTAAAATTTTCCCTTTTCTTTAGAAAATTTTATATGAAAATTTGTCAGTTTATCCCATGTTCTCAACATACTTTTTATGTAATAATTTTTTCTCTAAACTTTCTCCATTTTTAGATTCTTTTTGTGCAATTATACCATCTGCCGATGTTGCTGCGAACACATCCATTATGCCGTGGAAAGTATCAATCTTTGCCGGAAAAGTCATTCCATCAGGTCCAAATCGATTCTTAACGATGTGAATACGACCTGTGTTTGATAACTTATCTTTTGTTTTTCTACTAACACTCATAATGAAGTCAGCGGTTTGCACTTTCTTATATGAATCTCCTACCGAATCCGCTTGGATAACTTCGTGGTCGATTGCTGAACGATTAGTTTGAGTTGCTGTCCAAATTGGAATACCCGTTTCACCACTCAATCCTCTCAATTCCTCATAGATACCACCTAATTCGGCGTATAATCCATCTCTATTACTATTACCACTTTTTAACAAATCGGCATAATCTATGATGATTAAATCGGGACTATATCCCATTGTTTTTAATTTCTCAATATGAGCCGAAAGTGTTTTCGCAGATGCGAATTGTGGTGGATAGTATTTAATACGAACTCTACCTGGAGTGTTTTTGATTTTACGAATAATCTCTTCCTTCTTCTCTTTATGTTCCGAAGTTTGGATTCCCGTAAGAATTGTGGTATATCTCTGTCCTACATAACTTTCAGATAATTCCAAAGTATAATGCAAAACATTCATACCTTTTTGAACTGCCGAACAAGCAATTTTTGATAAGAACCAACTCTTACCAATACCCGATGGCGCCATTACAACACCCAATTCACCTGGTCCCAATCCACCATCCATTAACTCATCGATAACCTCCCATCCCGTTGAAACTGAATTGCGTTTTACCTCCTCCATAATGGATTCAAATTCGGTAATATAATCCAATCCCAAATCATTTTCTACACCAACTTTAGATGCAGCGGTCATTGTATCTATGATTTTATCATATTGACCTGCTTTCAGTAATTCTACTGATTTTAAAAGTGCATCTTTTACTTTTTGGTTTTTGGCAAATGTGAGATATTCTTTCTTAACGTATTGTAAATCTTCTGAACCAACTTGTAAATATACATTCTTTAATTGCTCAACAGCGGTTTGTTTGAGAATCTTATCCTCAATATCTCCAACTTTAATTTTAAACACTTCCATTGTAGGAACTGCTCTATATTCGTTGAAATAGGACAATACTTCTCCAACAATCCATTTGTTAGCTTCGGATTCAAAAAATGTTGGTTTTGTAATTTCGTTTACCTGTTCTAAAAACTTAACATCTGTGATAAGGGAAGCAACTACTTTGGATTGATACGATTGACCATATTTGGTTAGTGTATCTACTGCTTCCATTATGCTTTAGCTTTTTTCTTTTTTGATTTTTTTTCTACTTGGTCGGTAGCTTGGTCGGCTACTTGGTCGGTAACTTGTACGGTCTTTGGTTTGCGAGTTGCAAGTTTCCATTCTGATTTTGGAATAAATTTCCAATAACCACCTTTTACTCTTTCTTCTGCATCAATATCTGATACTCTACGAATTTCATCTAATTCGTAACCCTTTGCTACTTTAATACACTTAATACACTTCATACTTTTTGTCCATGTTTAATTTAAAAATTATTTTACTATCATTAAGATTTCCGATTCTCTTAATAGGGTATATTTGTTACCACCAATTTTGATTTCTATACCTTGATGGTATGGTGGTAAAATTACTTCATCTCCAACTTCTACATTCATTGGAATTAAAGTTCCACTTTGTGTGTAAATACCAGGTCCTACTGATTCTACTTTTGCTCGTTTTACATCTTCTGATTTTGCTGAATCGGGAATGATGATTCCACCAGCGGTTGTTGATTCTTTTTCTGAATCTAATTCTGTTAGAAGAACTCTATCTCCTAATGGTTTTGCTAATCTTTCTGCCATAACTTAATTTAAAATTTTGATAAATGTGAAAATGTTGATTGTAACCAATCCAATACGTTGGGAAAAGAATCTAAAACACGATGCTTCAATCCTAATTTAAGAAATTCTTGCTTCTCAAATTTTGTAATTGGTTCATCGTATCTATCCATAATTTTCATTTTAAGATTTCCGCTGAATTGTGGTTCTGATAATTGCATCAATTTACGATTTCTTTCGCAAATTTCCAAATTATTTAAAAACAATTCATGTGCTTTTACTTTTTTATCCAAAGTATTTATATAATCAACCATAGTTTCGGTTGTTTGTATAGTTTCTTCAGTAAGAAGTGGAAATGCTTTTATAATTGTCTTAGCTCCTAATCCGGTAATACCTTCGATGTTATCCGATTTATCACCATCAATCATTCTGAAATTAATAAAATTGTGTGGATGAAATCCATACTCTTCTTTAACTTCATCAATGTTATAAACTTTCTTTTTTGTTGGCGAATAAACTGATACATCTTTGTTTACCAATTGTAAGAAATCTTTATCGGAACTCATAATAATAACTTTCTCATCTTCTTTTCGAAGTTGAGTTGCTACATATCCAATAACATCATCAGCCTCAATACCATCGTAAACCATTAGGGTTACAGGTAGGGCTGTTAATAGTTCGGCTAATCCAACCATCTGCCTTCTCATAGAAATTTGCTCATCTTCGGGATTCATATCCACAGTGATGGCACGATTAAGGCGAATTTTGTTTTTAGCTCTATCGGCTTTATAACCTCCGTAAATTTTCTTTCTGCTATCTGAACCACCCTTACCATCGAATACAATGATACATCGGGTTGGATTTAAGGTACGGATGGCGTAGCCGATACTCTTTAGAGTACCGACTATTCCTCCAATATGGTCACCATTATCGTTTAGATTTGGTGCGGTTGACCAAGAACGAATGAAGGTATTAAGACCATCAATAATTAAGGTTTTGGAATTTTTTTGTAAATCACCGAATCCTTTATGTTCTTCATCTATTTGTTTTAGTATATCTAAATACTTCTTATTAATCTGACTCATTGGCTACATCCGTTGTTTCATCAACTTCCTCTGCTGCGGAACTTTTATATTGTAAAATACAAACCTCACATATCTTACGATAAATTTGGTCTTTTAACTCTTCGTTTTTATCAAGGATATCTGGGAAATCCTTTGATTGGAATTTGATAATTTCACCGGTATCGGTATCGGTATATTCATACCAAGCACCACCCTGCTTTACCAATTTGTTATCTTTCATTACTCCCAACCAACTTCCGTAATTATCGATACCTCTATCAAAGAAGATATTGAAATCAGCATGTCTTAATGGTGGTCCTAAACGATTTTTGATAACCTGTGCTCTCACTTTGATACCAACAATCTTATCACCCACTTTTAATTGTCCCATAGATTTCAAACGGAAACGAACAGAAGCATGGAATGCCAATGCTTTACCGCCTGATGTTGTCCAAGGGTCACTAAATGCCATTGCGTTCATCTTTTGACGAAGTTGGTTAGTAAACACTAAACAAATGTTTTGTCTACCAATCATATTCGTAATTTTACGCATTGCTTTGGAAATGATAATTGCTTTATCAGTTGCGTAACCATCTTTATCGTAATCAGCTTCTAATTCCTTCTTTGTAGATGCAGCTGCTACTGAATCCACTACGATAGTTACCAATCGATTTTTATCACCTGTTCGAACTTTCTCAATGATTGTTTCACACGCTTCAAAAATACCTTCAACCGTATCTACTGATACATAAAGTAATTTTGAAATATCAACACCAATTGCTTCCAAAAACTCCCTATTAACGGCGGTTTCGGTATCAATTAGAACTGCTACTCCATTCTTCTTTTGTGTTTCAGCTAACAGATGGGCGGAGAGCAAAGATTTTCCACTTTGCTCTAAACCCGTAATCTCTGCTATACGGCCAACTGGCAAACCACCATAAGGTCTATTAGAAACTGCTACATCCAAAAGAGCGTTACCCGTAGATACCCAATCTTTTACGTTAGTGGGAGCATCGCCTCCACCATCCGTAAGGAAGTATGCAATTCTACCATCCTTATTTTGTTTGTTTAATGATTCGGCGAGAACACTCGCTAAATCTTCTTGTACTTTGGCCATAATTGTAACCTATTAATTGTTAAATAAATCATCAAATGCTGATGCTACATCATCCTTTTGTGCGGGTGCTTTTGGTGCCGCAGGTTCTGCTGGCGTTTCCCAAGGTAAATCACCGATTTCCGATGTTCCACCCAAATCAGCTGAAACGGATGATTGTTTAGCTACTGGCTTTGGTGCTTCTAATTCTTCAACAACTTCATCAGCGCCCGTAGTTGATGAACCTGGATTCAACCAATTTTCTAATACACCCTTTAATTCTGAATAAGATAATTCTGAATATAATTCGGTAATGTTCTTTTGGTTTTCCAATAGAGTTTCAATTTGAGTAGCATCTTCAGCCAATTTAGATTGAGATGGTTTTACTCTAATAGTAGTTGTTGGATAAGCTGCGTTTGAATCTTCAGCTGAAGTGATTTCTACAACGATATCTCTACCACTCATTGGGTCAGTAATATCTCCGTAATCCGGGTCAGCAATGTATCCCAAAATGTCTTGGTAAACAGTCTTACCGAATCCCCAAAACTTAACACCTTCGTTTTCTTTACCTCTTACGATAACTGGTACGAAAGTTCTCAATTTTGGCTCCATCTTCTTACCTGCTTTCCAATCATCAGTATCGCCTGTACGTTTTAATTTTTCAGCGAATTCAACAATTGGGTCAGGTCTGCCGAATGATGCAGGACTCAAATAAGTTTTGTTGTTAATGTTGTAGTGAAAGAATAATTCAATGAAAGGAATATCTTTATTGAATTTGTAGGGAACTAATCTGATTTGATGTTTTCCCGGTGTTGGCTTCCAAAGTGAATCTGATTTTTTGGAAGTGTTTTGTAACGAGTTGAATCTCGATAGGGCAAGTTTAATGTCCATTTTTTTACGTTTTAAAGTTAATAATTAAGTTTAATGTTTAAGGTTTTATCGCGATATCCTATATATCTATATATA